CCGGCGGGCAGGCAGCGGTCCCATAAACCGTGTCGCCAACCCCGCCGGGCGGCGTTCCATATTCGGGAATCAAGAACATGCACGCCATCCTGCGCTTTCGTTTGCCCGACGAGCAGACCGAGTTCAACGCTGCCATGCAGGGTGCAGATGCAAAAGCGGCGATCTGGCAGGTCGATCAGCATTGCCGTGGACTGCTAAAGCACGGCGAGCCGTCAGCAGAAACGAGGCGGCACTTGGAGGAAATCCGCAAGATGCTCAGAGAGCGACCTGGTTTACTCGATGACTGAGAAGCAACACGCACCTAGCGTCACGTTGTGCGCAGCGACACGTTCCTGAAACGTATCCCAAAAGCGACGAAAAAGCGACGTGTGCAAATATGATCAGTCAAAGAGGTTCAGCTTCGCCGCTTGCCGTCGCGCCATCGCTTCCACCCTGGCTGGCTTGCCCGGCTCAGACGGCAGTCGATCCGGTGGCGTCATGAACGCCTCAATGTCTTCTGCCAGTGATGCCGCCCGGTATTCCACCTCGCGGACAGTGTCGAGCACAAGCGTATGATCGCCCGCCAACGCTCGGTCGGTCAGTTCTCCCTGCCCTCCCTTGCTCGGATCGTAAAGCAACTCAATGCACCAAGTGACGCGAGCGCCGATGCGAGCCAGCTTCGTCAGGAACTTCCGCATTGCTGGCGTCAACCGCTCGGGCATGCGTCTTCGCTTGCCCTTCGCTGGCGGCAGATCATCATCGGTGACGAATGAACGCTGTACCTCGCCCATGCGGTGAGTGTTGCACAGTCGTCAAGTTCGCCGTGCTTCTCGGCATGCCTGACGCATCCACGTACGGTTCGCCATTGACTCAAACCAGAGCCGAGCGAACACCTCAACGGCTTCACGCCCGACGTCAGCGTAGAGCGTACGCAGCTCTGGCGAATCGCCCCACATAGCCTCAACGTCCTCGCCAACTTTTGCCATCAAGACCTTTGCGTCCATGACCGCAAGCATCTGCGACTCTGGCTGCGTCCTCGCCAGCTTCGTCCAGTGCTCTGAGTTCCAGCAGCGGCATACGGCGTCCACGAACTCGTCAAACGCACGCCCAGCCTTGACGGCTCGCGGGCCGACTTCGGCACGCAACCGGCTGCGCAGATGCGGCAGCATCCCAGCCGGCGCGTCGCCCACCGTCACCTCCCGCCCGCAGGCCGAGCAGGTGAAACAGGCGTGGACGACGCGCCGGGGGGGCTTTTGCACTTGCAGGACGCTGGGCACGGGCAGGCAGTCCGGTGCCCGTCGCCGTGCGTGATGTAGCCCTTGCCGCCGCAGTCGGTGCAGCACCCCGGCTTAGGCTCTGGATTGGGCTCAGGAGCCTTCTCCTGTGCCGTGGCGGCATAGGCTGCCGAGACAGCCGCCGAGGCTCTGGGAGCCTCACGGTCAATCTGTGCATGGTCAGCCGATAGAGCGGCGAGGATTGAGAGCAGCCACTGCCACATGGATCACCATCCTTGCCCGTGGTTGAGGACTCGGTTCCCATCGGCGTCTACCCGTGCGTGGACGACGTACGCCTGCTCGGCTGGCGGCTGCTCGGCGAACATCATGGCCCAGAGTCCGAGGCGGGCGAGCCGCTGGATAAGCCGCAGGACGGGACGCTGCGGTTCTGGCTTGACCGGCGAGTAGTCCGATGTCGCTGCCCACCAAGTCAGAATTACGGCGACAAGGCCCACGACAACGGCGGATTGAATCTCTCGTTTAGTCATCGGTCCACACTCCACAGCGAATAGAGGAACATCACGACGCAGGCACCGATCACGCTGCCGATGAGACCAGCAGGAGCGTCGCCAAACGGCAGACCGCCGGCGAGCGAGCCGATGATGCCGAGTCCGATGGTCGGCACCCAGCCGTCAGGGCACCGCCCTGGCATCAGCCACTTGGCGACGCCACCAGCTACGGCACCGAATACGAGCCACATGACAAGCGACATAAAAACTCCTAGAAGCCGAGGTTGTAGACGTCAGCGATGAGGCGAGCAGGCGAGACCGTGCGAGTCTGCTTCTCTGGCGGCGCAGGTTGCAGCCAGTTGCCGTGGTTGATGTCTCTGTACTTGAAGCCCGCCGTGTCGCCGATAGCCCAAGCGTCTTCAAGCATCCCCTCAACAACGCTGCGGCGTGCCCAGAATGAACCGTCAGGCTGGTCGCTCGGGAATTTGTTCTCTTTTGGGCCGCACCAATTCGGTCCCCAGCTATTGAGCACCAGGCACAGATCGTCCGGTGCTCCGTTCTTCTTGTGTCGGATTCCTACGGCACACATCTGGTGTTGCCATGTCCCAGACGCTTCGCAAATGCCGTTCTTGTCGCGTGTCGAAGTGAAGCCCTGAGAAGACGCCAGCGTGCATGGGTAGCCTGACTCCAACGCTGCCGCCAATTCTTGCCACGACCGAACGGCGACCACATGCCGCAGCGGATGCTTCTTTGCCTCGGCATCCAATCGTCCCGCGTCACCCTGCCCGCCGCAGCCGTAGGCACCCCACTGGCGGGCACGCTCGCCGGAATACTCTGTCAGGTCTGCGGTCGGATACTTCTGGCGATAGACAACGCCAAACTCACGCAGGAATTTTGCCGCACCGAATCCAGTGGCACCGTCTGAAAACCCGCCGTAGGGCTGGGCACCGTCGCCCGGTCTGCCTCTGGCCTCGACGCGGGCACCGCCGTACAACGCTTCCGTCGCTGGCATCAGCGGCGGCTCAGGCAGTTTGCCGAGCGACCATGACACAGCCTCAGAGACAGCGACGGCGTGCATGGCACCCCAGCTGACGCAGTCACCTATGAGTTGCCGTCCCACGACAAACGGCTTGCCGTAGCGTGCCCGATGTGCGGCATCTAGCTGGCGATACAGAAACGTATCGACGCCTTTGGCTTCCTGCATCGCCTCGGCACCGGCTTGAGAGAAATACTTTTCGTCACCAAGCGTGGCAAGAAACTGTCGCGTTCCCTCTGGGTCTGGCGTGTAGCCGAACTGCCCGTCAATCCGTGCAGCGACTCGCTTGGTGGCTCGCTCCACGAGCGTGCCCAAGATCGCCATCACAATGACGAACGTGACAGCACCGACAGACCAGCGGTTAGCGCGTGACATCAGCTGCGGCCCTCGAAAGGTCACGGAGCGCCGACACCCACGCCGCTCGGCTCTCGGGCGTCACGGGACCGCCAGACGAACCAACGGAATCATCTAGGAACTTGTGGACGGCGTCACGCACTTGCGGCTGGCGAGCGCCAATTGACTCGCCTTTGCATCGCATCTCGCGGGCAGCGATCCGCAAGTCGTCAAAAGCGACGCCCGTCTTGAGTCTCTGGTCGTGCTTCCCGTCGTAGTCGATACACTCGGCGAGCTCGCCACAAAGTGCTGCCATAATCGAAGCGTCTTCAGCGGCAGTCGGGCCGATGAACTTGCCACGCAGCGTGAACGCATCCGGCGGCACTGGCACGGGCTGCGGCGTCGGCGTACTTGAGCGGCTCGGCATGAACGCAATCGCAGCAGCAACGACAAGGGCAAGCGCGGCGACGTGCTTCCCGTCAATCGTCGGCATCTTCGCCGTCGCATACCACGCTTTCACCTTCTCGGTGATCTGCTGGCCGGCGAGGACATACACGGCAAAAGCCACAAGCAGCGCTGTGATCACTTTGACCTCACGATATGAAGCATTGACTCAATAGCACCGCTGGCGAGAGCCATCACAAACGCTCGCAGAACGGGTCGCAAGAACGCCCAAGCGGGCCACGCTGCAAGCGGAACGCAGCGACCGGCAGTCGTGTCAAACAACGCTGCGACGGCAGTCAGTGCGATTTCCTTTTTCTCTTGACCGCTCAACGTGTTGACCTTGTCAAGAACGTCAACCACGAGATGCAAGAGCGACACAAGCATCTGCCCGAACTCAGACCACGTCAGACCATCCGCCGCCGTGCGCCGGGCATCGCTGAGAAACAACGAGATTTTTGCGTCGATGTCGGCGACGGCGGATGGAGTGTCTGCCATGCCGCCAGACTAGGCCGGGCAAATGGCAAACTAGACCGGGTCTGACTGCCCTTCTCTGTAGAGCACGAGGGCAATTGCCGAGTAGGCGCAGATGTCCTTTAAAGTGTCGTCTACTCCGTCGAAAGTGCATGATCCTGTATGGCAGACGGTACGAAGCCGAGTCATCTTGTCGGCAAGTCGGATAAGGCACGCCTTCCACGGGGCGAGGTTGACCACATCCGCACCGCTACGAATGTTGGCTAGTGCATCATTGTCTGCGCCATAATCTTGGCTCTTGGCGATGTGCAAGCGTTTTACCTCTTCAAGAACTTCCATGAACGGCACCGATCCGGGCCGCAGTCCATCTGGCTGTGACGAAAGGATGCTGTCACCAGTCCAGCGGATGTCGTCCGTCGAGGCTTCCATCTCCTTCTGTCCCTGCAATATCCAATCCATCGGGATCTGCTCTTCCGGCTCGTCTTGCGGCGGCGCTTGCTGTGCCTCAACGACGTTGCCAGCCAGACGGCTCTCAACAGCCGCCCGCAGCTGTGCGTTCGCGTCTTCAATGCTTGTGATGTGTCCCTGCATGCGTTTCCTTTCGATAAGAAGTCTGGCGACGTCTGCCGCCAGCGAGCCTGCCGTGCCGGTCCATTGGCCTTGGTAGCGATACGCTCGCTGGCGTGCGTCGGCTAGATACTCGTCACTCAAGTCGTATTCCATGCGTCAAGCCTTTGGCGTCCGCAGGTCACGGTCGCAGTAGATCGGCATTGCCTTAGTCACCTCGTGGCGTCCGTGGTCAATGACGATGCACGCCTGGCACGGTGGCTCGTATGCCGCCTTGATTCTTGTGGCGTATGCCGAATGCCCGATGACGCTGCCATTGGCGACGTAGCGACCGGCTCGCAGCCACTGGAACTGGTGCCAGTGACCAAAGCAGGTAAGGTCCGCCCGTTTCACAGCGTCCCACGCTGCGATAGCTTTGTTGGTCGGTATCGTGATGCCGCCGATGCCACCGCCATACTTGATGGCGTGACCGTGATGAAAACGGACTAGGAACCCATCAAGGTCAACGTAGTTGAGATAGCCGGTGCCGACCTGCCACTGCACGTTCTTTCGCTTCTCGCTGCTGGCGAGCGTGAGGTATAGGTGCTGCTCAAAACTGTGCTCCATCTCGGTGCCGATGCGTAGCTTTTCGGTGCTTCGCCCGTGGTTGCCGCTATTGGTGGCAACGACAACAGACTTCGCACTATCGGCGACGGCGTCAATGAACGCACGCAGCCTTTCACCGATCCAACGGGTAGCCGCCAGCGGTGCAAGCTGCGCCAGTTCAGCCGTGTCGTCATGGATGTGACCACTCAAAAAGTCCCCTCCAAGCCAAACCACAACGCGGTCAATCTTCGCCAGTTGACGTTCGTGCTCAAGAAGCCGAAAGAATCGCTCGTGGAGTTCGTTCAAGCGGAGTTGACATACGTCATGGCTGTAGTCGTTCAACCCGTTCACTGTCTCGGGATCGACACGCTCTTCGCAGTGGATGTCCGAGAGCAGCACGACCATCGTGGCGGCGTGTTTCGGGCCTTTGACAGATTTGGCCAAGGACGGCTTTGCAGCCTCAATGCCGTGCAGCTGCACCAGGGCATCGCCACGCTCACGCTCACGGTCAATCTGGGCGAGCGCAGCCTTGTACCTATTTCGGTACGTCGCCAACTCTGACCGCAGCCGAGCGAGTTCAGCGTCAGCCGCCAGCTGCTGCGAGTGGCTCACATCCTCTTCAATCTGGTCTTTCAGGCTTCGTCGAGCCATGCGATCACCCCCTGTTCGCCAACCTCAGAGATGCCACGCTCACGCAACCGAGCAGAAATGTTTCGAGCCAGCGTCTTTTTTCGCGTGCCAAGCTCGCCGGCAACCCATGCGGCCTTGATTGCGGCAAGTTCTTCAACGTGCTCTGGTGCGATTTTCTCGTGCCAGCGCTGTCCGCCGTGTCGCACCTTTGCCATAGCGTCACGAAGGTCTTCGAGCATTCCGCCGCTTCGGCTTTTCGTCTTCACGTTTGGGCTCCTTCCCTTCAAGGTGAATCCACCCGTCATCGTCGGGGATGCCGCCGCCGCCGACTTCGTCGTCATCGTCGGACTCGTCAAACGGCGATACGTCCGCAGGCGGCTGCGCTTTCGGCTTCGGTTTGGCTTTCTGGCGTCCCATGCCTCAAGGATGGCAGGGCTGTCAAGCGTTACGCCTAGTTGCCGTAGGGAGAGCCAACCGACGTTAGCGACGCGACGTTGCTGCTTGTGACATGCAGATAGAGCCTCGGCTCGACAGCCACAAGCGTCCAGCGACGACTGTACATCAGGCCAATATTTTGGTCATTTCGGACGATAATGCCAGTTTGATACGGAGATTGAAGATCGCCCAAGAGGTTGTACACCTTGTCAAACGTGTACTCTGTCGATGTTGTTTGCTCCCGAAGAATGACAGTTTTTGTTGTGGATCCACCCCATGAGCCATCCCATCGCACGAACTGAATATCGCCGCCTCGCTGACCAAGGTTTATAATAGCGTTATATACCAATCCTCCAGAACTACTGACCAAGTTCAAGAGTCTTAGTATTCTAGCGTTCCCATACATTGACGCCGTGAGTCTTGTTGAGTCGTTTGACGGGATGACATATTGCGTCAAACCTCTAAAAGATTCATCTGGAAGTACGACCCTGCATGGGACAATGCCAGATATCGCCATCTGTCCAATTTGACCAGCTTTGACAGCGTCAACGCTGACGCCAAAATTAAACGTGTCGTATGTTGCTGCTCTAGGCAACAAAACGACCTGATCCAACGCAGATGCCGCGTCAGTGATTGAAGTCGGATGGAATACGTCAACAGTAGTGTCGAGAGACAGAATGTCTCCCACGTTTGTATCCCGTGGAGCGATAAACCTGACCCATGTGTAAGGCTTGAGAACCGGCGAGCCGGGCACGCCTGACGTGCCGGCGTGAGCACCAAGCACAAGGTCAGCCGCGTCTTGTGCTCGATTCCACGCACGGGCCGAAATTGCCCCGCGTAGCGGCTGGCCCGGCTCTAGGCGTCCGTCTGGGCGAGGCATTAGGTGGTCCCTATGCCGAGCAGCGAGAAGTCGGAATCCTTGTAGACCTTAGACACGTAAACAGCCTTTGGCTGCTTCAACAAAGTGCTTCCCGACACGGCATCTTCATACCGCACCCACAGGTAGTCGTGACCTCGCTTTGAAATTCCGGTAATGCTTCCGATGGTCTGCCCAGTGACGTTCTTAGATGCGACGAAGCGAAACGAAAGCGACCACGGGCCTTTGCCCTTTTGGTCGTCCCATTCTTGCGAGCCCGAACATCCCATGAACAACACTTCGCCAGCCTCAAACCCTCGAAATGATGCGTTGTTTGTTGTGCCAGTGACTCCAGCGACGCCGCGCATCCACGAATTCGTGACATAGGCGTTGGGAACGTCAAACGACTCCTGCCACTGCAATTGAGGGGTCACAACGTCAACGCCGTTGACGCCGTTGCCATCCATACCAATCGCTCCGCTCATGTTTGTTGCGGACGATGGAAAGCGATACTCAAAATCCAGACTGCTTCCAGAGCCAACCGAATACGCCTGCGTGATGTGCTGCGTCGCGCCGGTCGTGTCAAACGACCTTGCACGCTTCAGCGGATCAGTGCCGTCCTCGGCACCATTCTTCTCGTACTGGATCGTGACTTGCCAAGCATCGTCGCCCAAGTAGCTGACGCTGTACTGCTCGGCACGCAGCTGCATGCCCGAGACACCGGGATACTGCCAATACTGCCCGTAGGTCGTGATCTGGGAGTTGATTTCAGCGTGCAGCACAACGTCGTCAGACGTGCCGAACACCTTGTACGACTTCACATACGAAGACGCAGCCTTCTTGCCCTTGCGGACAATCGTCGCCTGCCGTGAGTCGCCGTCTTCAATCCAAGTGAGTGCCATTACGCTGCCACCGCCCCTTC